ATTTTAGGTTAAGGGCGAAAATTTCGCCCTTAATTATTATTTAAAAAAATATGAAAGCAGAAAAATTTAAAAATATATTTTCGGGATTAGACCGTGCACATGGTGAATACCGCTATTCGGAAACGAAAGTAAGTGGTAAGCGCGATGGTCAATCGTACACGAAGCACGAAGCACCTACCCTGCAAATGTTTGCAGATCATTTAGAGGGTAAGAACCCTTCTCTAGGTATTGTTCCCATTCGCGATGATGCAACTGCCATTTGGGGTTGTATTGATATAGACGAGTACCCGCTGGATCACAAAAAAATATTATCCAAAATACGGCAATACAAATTCCCATTAGTAATGTGTGCATCCAAATCTTTTGGAGCCCATCTTTTTCTTTTTTCAAAAAAGCCACAACCAGCTTCCCTCTTTCAACAAAAATTAAAGGAGATAGCCTCTTACATCGGATATGCTAATACTGAGGTATTCCCTAAACAAATTAAACTGGCCAGCGAAAAGGATGCGGGTTCATGGCTGAACCTTCCCTATCATGGTGAGACACGGTACGCGTTTCTTGACAATGGTGAGGGTGCTTCTCTTGACGAGTTCTTTGAGTTATACGACAAATACGCTTGTGATGATATTAGCAAAATCGCAATCAAGGTAGAACAAGATATCATAAAGAACGGTCCTCCATGTTTACAAGTTTTAACAACACAAGGGTTTCCTGAAGGCACTAGAAATAATGGTTTATTTAATATAGGAATTTTTTACCGCAAATCTAATCCTGACTCATGGAAACAATTAATGGAAAAATATAATCGTGAATATATGGATCCACCTTTGGACGCGAATGAGGTTACCGTATTACAAAAACAAGTGGGAGCAGATAAAACAGATGGATCTCTTAAATACATGTATAAATGTACACAACCTCCTGTTGAGAGTGTTTGCAATAAAGCTTTATGTAAGACAAGAAAATACGGTGTAGGTGTATCAGGATCTGATCATCCTGTGTATTCTGATCTAAGAGCCCTTGAGTCTGACCCTAAAATTTGGTTTTTAAATATAGACTCCGATACCGTTGAAACAAGTAACTGGAAAAATATAAAGTATCATGAAGGACTCAGAGACTTAGTATCGGATCAGTTACTAAGATTTATTCCTCAAATGAAACAAAAAGATTGGAATGATATTTTAGCAAATTTATTTGAAACAATTACAAAGATTAGTGTTCCAGAGGATGTATCAAAAGTAGGTGAGTTTAAAGATTACTTAATGGAGTTTTGTGTTGGACGTGGCGAGTCATTTAGTGTGGATGAATTAGATATGGAAAAACCTTTCACCGACTATGAGAATAAAATTTCTTTTGGCGAAGGTAGTTCTTCTTTTAATGCCTACCCAACATACTTTAGGTTAAGAGATTTAAGTAAATGGTTAGAGAATAGTAAAAACTTTAAACAGTCTAGAGCTTGGATTGTTCAACGATTAAAGAATTTACATGGAGTGGATGTTTTAGTTTACCCTAATAAAACACAAGCAAGAGCATGGGCAATACCTTCTTTTGACAGACCTAATAGAATAAAAAATATGCCTAATCTTAAAACAATTAAGCCAACAGATAAAGAGCTTTTAAGTAGAGAAGATGATGAAGAGGTGCCTTTTTAATGATCAATATTATTTTAGGTCCTCCAGGCACAGGTAAAACAACTAAGTTATTAGATATCTGTCAACAGAAAAAAGAACAAGGTATTGAATGGAATAAAATTGGTTTCTTTTCTTTTTCCAAGAAAGCGACACGCGAAGCACGGGACAGAGCTAGTTTTAAATTTCAAGCGAGTAGAGATGATTTAGCAAACTTTAAAACTCTTCATAGCTTTGCTTTTAGACATTTGCCTGTGGAAAAAGATAACTTAATGAAAGATAAGCACTGGAAAGAGTTATCGGATCTTATTGGTTTTAATCTTGTAGTTAATGATAATGATGATTCTATTTATACTAATTCTAATTTTAAATATTTAAATTTAATTAACGCGGCGAGAATAAAAGACATTACATTAGAGGAAGAGTGCAGCAATAGTTCTGAGATTTTTAATACCGTTAAGTTAGATTACTTAAACCGTACAATTAAAAAATATAAAAAGGATAATAATTTATTTGATTTTACTGACATGATTGTTGATTACACAAATGACACATTTTCTACACAGTTTGATGTACTTTTTATTGATGAAGCACAAGACATGCCACGTATTCAGTACAACATGGTTGATAAGTTAATGGCTAACAGTAAAGAAACATACATAGCAGGGGATGATGACCAAGCTATTTTTAGATGGATGGGTGCTGATGTAGATAAATTTATCGCGTTAGATGGTAAGGTAACCGTGTTAAACAAGTCTTATAGATGCCCTAAGCTTGTTTATGATATTGCTAACAATATTATTTCTAAAGTAAAAAATAGAAGAGTAAAAACTTGGCAACCTAAAGAAGAAGAAGGTCAGGTTAAAAGAATGTCTAATATCAAACATATTAACATGTCTGAAGGTAACTGGCTTTTGTTAGGAAGAACTAAAAAAATTCGTAACGAGATGATTGAAAATTATTTATTTAATGAAGGGTATTGGTATGGAAGAGGAGAGCATCGACCAGTTTCTATAACTATTATTAAAGCTATTGAAATTTGGAAAAGATTAAAACAAGGTGTGTCTATTACTCTACCTGAATTAAAAACTTTATATTCTAAAATTTCTTCTAAAGGGTATTTAAAAAGAGGAGCTAAAACACATAAAGAAGAGGAAGAAAAAAAACTATTTAATTTACAGGATTTACATAATGATAAAGGTTTACTCGTTGATGGCGAATGGTATGAGGTATTAAGTATTTTAACACCAAAAGAAATTGCTTATTTAAGAAGGTTGGAAAGAGTAGGAGAAGATATTCAAGGAGAGCCACGTATTCGTGTGTCTACAATTCACCAGGCAAAAGGTGGTGAGTGTGATAATGTTGTTGTCCTGTTGGATATTGGAAGATTAGTTTACAGATCATACGCAAGAAACCCTGATGATGAGCATCGTGTTTTTTATGTTGCGGTAACCAGAGCAAAAGAAAAACTTTACATAGTAGAGGCTCAACGAGAGGAGGCATATAGAATATGATACATAAAGAAATTTTAGAAGAAGCCATTAAATTGATCGGCGGAGATCGAAACACGGATTATGGGGATCGTCTTATTAATCATCAAAACATAGCTAAACTATGGTCTGTTGTTTTAAAGAAAGAAATAACAGCTCATGACGTAGCTATATGTATGGCTCTTGTTAAAATTGCTCGTTTAGTTCACAGCCACAAAAAAGATAGTTATATAGACGCTTCTGCTTATATGGCTATAGCTGGAGAAATAGAGGCAAGAACAAATAAAGATAACCACTCGTTTGAATCAGAAGGTGAAAGACGAGGAAGAGAAACGTCAGAATATATAAAGGAAAAATATAATGCAACATAACTTTGGATTTACACAATCAGAGTGGATTCCTCCACATGAGTTACCCGATTTATCTGATGCAAAACACATTGCATTTGATTTAGAAACTTATGATCCACAACTTAAAACAATGGGACCAGGATGGACAACAAATAATGGTCACGTAATAGGTATAGCCGTAGCCGTAGAAGGATGGAAAGGATATTTTCCTATTAGACATGAGAACGGTTTTAATTGGGATCGCCGAAGAGTGTTAACATGGATGAAATCATTAATGAAAACAGATGCTATAAAAATAGCTCATAATGCTTTGTATGATTTAGGATGGCTTCATGCTGAAGGCATTGAGGTTAAAGGACCTATTGTAGACACAATGTTAATGGCGCCTATTATTAATGAAAATAAATTTTCTTACGCTTTGAATGCGGTAGGAAAAGATATGTTGAATGAATATAAAGACGAAAATTTATTAAAACAAGCCGCAGTTGAATTTGGAGTTGATCCAAAAAGTGAGATGTATAAGTTGCCTGCTGTCTTTGTAGGTAGTTATGCAGAGCAAGATGCAGACTTGACTTTACGACTTTATCATCACATGCAACCTATCATAGAAAAAGAGAGCCTACGCAGTGTGTATAATTTGGAGATGAGTCTTCTTCCAATAATATTTGAAATGACAAAAAGAGGAGTACGAGTTGATGTTGAAAAAGCAAACAGTTATAAAAAAAGTTTTAAGAATACAGAAAAGAAGATACTTAGTGGTATATTGGCAGACACGGGTGTTGCAGTGGATATTTGGGCTGCGAATTCAATTCAAAAAGTTTTTGATAAACTTAAAATAGAATATCCACGAACAGAGAAAACAGGAGCACCTAGTTTTACAAAAGATTTTTTATTAAATCACACTCATCCTATTGCACAAAAAATACAAAGTGCTCGGGAAATAAACAAAGTTCAATCTACTTTTCTTGATACCATTATTCGTCACGGTAAAACAGGACGCGTACATGCTAGTATTCATCAAATGCGTGATGGTAATGCAGGAACTGTTTCAGGAAGATTTAGTTACTCTAATCCTAATCTACAACAATTGCCTTCTCGTAACAAAGAAATTAAGAAACAAATTCGAGGATTGTTTTTACCTGAAGAAGGAGAGATGTGGGGTAGTTTTGATTACTCACAACAAGAGCCACGGATCGCGTCACACTTTGCTTATAAACTTAAATGCAAAGGAGCATCCTCAGTTGTAGAAGAGTATCAAAAAAATTCTGATGCAGACTTTCATAGTATTGTTGCTAAGATAGCTAACATTGATAGAGATCAAGCAAAAACAATTAACCTTGGTTTGTTTTATGGCATGGGTGTTAATAAACTTTCTAATGAATTACAAGTAGATGTAGATACAGCAAAAGAAATTTTAGCAGAATATAATGATAAAGTTCCTTTTGTTAAAGAATTAACAAAAAGAATATCTAAACTTGCTAATGATGAAGGAAATGTAGCAACAATTAAAGGAAGAAAATGTCGTTTTGAATTATGGGAACCAACAACCTTTGGTGTTTTTAAAGCTTTACCAAAAGATCAAGCCGAATTAAAATATGGAAAGCACCATCATTTAAAAAGAGCAGGAACATATAAAGCCCTTAATAGATTAATACAAGGTTCCGCCGCAGATCAAACTAAACAAGCAATGATAGAATTACATAAAGAAAATTTAATTCCTCTTATACAAATTCATGATGAGTTAACTTTAAGTTTTGATGGTTCTGAAAAAGTAAAAAATAAAATTATTGAAGTTATGGAAAATGCTTTACCTTTGACTGTTCCAAGTAAAGTTGATTGCGATCTTGGAAAATCATGGGGTGATGCAACTTAAAATAATGGCTGTTTTCTGCGGTAAACTAGATATGTCTTGCATATGATATAATATTATATAATATAGTTTTATAATTTTTAGAAAGAAGGAATTATGAATAATATATTAAAACAAGACTTATTTAAAATAATTGGTCCAGAATTTTTCTCTGCAATTTTTACTAAGAAGAATGGTGACGAGAGAAAGATACTTGCTAAACTACATGTAAAAGATCAAAAGTTTTTTGCAGGTGGTGAATTACTTGGTGACAGAAATCATTTATTAGAATGTATTGATGTTAACGTTCTTAAAAAAGTTGATGATCCAAAAAAAGCTTGGAGATCAATCCCATTAAATTTAGACTCTAATGTTAAGGGTCAAGGTTGCTTACTTAGTTTAAGAGTAAACAAAGTAGAACTTGTTCAGAAAGGAGAAAGTCATGCACAAGCCGCTTAATTTA